TAACCTCCTCATAGGTTATTCTGTTTACTCTTGGATCATGCATTTCTCCAAGATGTTCCCATTTTATATCATTTTTTCCCAACTTGTCAATGATAGCATTTTCTATGTCTATGGGACCGTCTAAAGATTCGATAATAAAATCTGCGCGTCTTTGATATGCAAATATTTGGACTCTAAATTTTTTCATACTCTCACCATTTGATTTTCTAAATGGGGCCGTTTTAAGGCGGCCCCATAAAATTTATTGATTACGCACCTTCTACGCCATAGATACCTCTGAAGTCAGATACTCCAAATGAGTATCTTTCTCTAGCTTTGTATCTAACGTTTCCAGTATCGAAGTCACCTTCCATTGCAGTTGTCAATGGAGCTCTTGTGAACATTTTCATGCCGTTTGGCACGTCTGTCATGATATAGAATGAATCAGAATCTGTTAGGTAATTGTTCACTCTGTATCCTTGAGGAACCATTCCCATAGAAACGATTGCATTGATATCATTGTCAGCTGTTCCAGTTCTACCTTGAGACTTTAATAATCTCTCAGCTGTGAACTGATTCTCCGAAGGGACTATCATTTTTAGTCCTCTAGCTGCAATTCTTAAGCCTCTCTCGTCAGTGAATTTAGAGATGTCAATCATTGACTGCTCTAAAGACGTCTCGTTAAGATCCGCTTGTGTTGCTAAAGTGTTTGCAACGTTTGGACCTGTAAGAGTAGGGTGATCTGTAGCAAATAATGCTTTTCCATCCCCAGACTTAAATGTACCAGTTGAAGGTAAACCGTTGATTAATAACTCAACAGCTTTTACCTGCTTCGCGTTACTCATAGATCTTGCTAAAGCTTTTGTGTATCTAGCAGAAAGTCTGTCGTAGAGATTATCTTCGATAGCTTCCTCTGTGATAGCAAATGCTAATTTCAGCATGCTGATTTTCATACCTTTTATATTCCAAGCCGAACAGTGCGTTCAAACCTGGCTCTAGCTCTTTGACTAGTTGTGATCGTGATATTGCCATTTTTTATGCTCCTATTCTAGCTATTAGTTGTAAAGGTTAGCCGCTGAATTAATTGCAACGATAACGTTTGCGCCTGCCGCTGTCAAATCTTCATTGTCTGGATCTTCTGCAGATCTTATAACTCTGAACATATGAGTTTCGTCAAGTGCGCCAACATCTAAAGTTACTGTCGACTGACCATCTTTTGCATCTGTTGCTGTGAAGTTATTCACATTACCACACTGACCTTTAATAGCCTGTGTGACTGCAGCATCTGCTTTTACTACGTACTCTTGGAAAGGATCGTCATTAACGAAACCTATACCATTTGTACTTCCAGTGTTTGGGTTAGTTCCAAAACGTTGTGCTGCCGCTACTGAATTTGCAAACGTTGGTTTGCTTGTAGTGTTATCAATGAAGAATGCTCCATTAAATACACCAACTAGCGATGCGTCTGTACCAGCCGCATATGCTAAACCACCATTTCCGCCATCATCAGTTGTAGCGAAAGACATGTCTTGTAAGAAACCTTGGTCTCCACTTGAATCTTCAAGTGCAGCAGGATTCCCTTTAAAAAGCCCAACACCAGTGTTGTCTTTGATATCGTACTTTGATTGACCGCTGATAGCAGGCGTGTTGCCTATTCTCATAGCCATTTTAAGTCCGAAACCAGTTGTGCTTCTATTAGCCATGTTTGTTTCTCCTTATGTACCTACCCCCGAAAGGGCCTCCAGTACGGTTTGTTAATCGATGATATTTAAAATTACTTTTTCGTACCACCGAAGGTTACACGAGATTGCCTTTCAACATTGATAGGCATTCTACTATCCTGCTCCTTCATAAGATCGTTGGCTACTGCTTCGCTTCGTTCCTCATGACGTTTGGTCATGTATTCCTGACGTTGCTTCGCGATCTCGACTGGTACCTTCGCAAGAAGAAGGCCACCAACCCCAATCACTCCCTTGTATCTGCCCTCATCGAGGACCGGATAATCGCTTGCATTTTCGACTTCTTCGGCACGAACTAATTCATAACCTTCACGTTGTCGTGATGTTACGTTAGTTGTATCTTGAAATCCTTGGACTTCAGCTCTTATCCATCTATACCTGAATCCATCAGGTGCAGGGGGTGCATCTAGAGAAGATGGTGGAACCCACACTTTAGGTCTTTCAGACTTTGACCGTGTTTGGCTCGCACGAGAAGTGTTTTTATCTTTTTCCATGTTACGCTCCTTCCGTGTTTTTTAATTGTTTTG